AAAAGAAATGGACAGACCTTACTATAGTTATTCTGGGTTTGGTTACTTGTACTAGTGGATCTTTTATATTTTATTTTATGCTGTTATGGCTTGACTTCTATAGTTGTTTATGGTAGTATTTTAAATTCTGTTCGACCTACCCAAGGAAAACTTGGGGAGCTTTTCCGCTGCCCAATGTGTGTAGGATTTTGGGCTGGGGTTTTTCTAGTGGGATTAAACCCTTTTACAGAACTATTTACATTTGATGTGACTTTGGCGAACTTCCTTCTCTTGGGATGCTTGTCTTCTGGCACATCTTATTCGTTATGTATGTTAATCTCAGATGGAGGATTACAACATGAACACAGAGTTAATGGGAGCCTGGACACAAAAGTGGATGCTAAGGCCAGTAGCAAATTGTTGCAGGGGTAGCAGTATCGTGCGGGTAGCGCCCGCACAATAGGAGTTTATAATGAAAAAAGACGAATTAGTCAAAATAATAGCTGAACAAGTTAAGCCAATTATGTTGCTTTTGGAATATGATCGTGGTTTTGCTCAAAGAGTTTTAAACTGGGCTAAACAGGGTAATATTAATCTTGGCGACAACGAGGGCAAGATGGATGGGCAAACTATTAATAGGGCAGCACAATATATGTCCCTAGTTCCGGACTATCAAGAACTGTTTGGAAATAAAAAGGCTGAAGAAATAGCAACCACACAAGACGGATTGAGAGTAATGGATTATATTATTGAAAAAGATCCACAACCAATCCCAGTCCCCCCGGAAAGAAAAGATGATTTTGAACAATTAGTCAGAGCCGCCTATGGTGGCGTGCCTGGAACGCTTGGTTATACTGTTTCTAAATTTATGAACAGTGTTATCAATTCTCTTGATATCGAAGACTCCAGTACGCCTGGTAAAATGGCAGCATCTTTTGACGCTATCAACGATGATCCTAAAGTTCAGCAGGCAATTGCTCAAGATCCCAAAGCAGAGAAGGCGGCACAAGCAGTTGATCAGGTGGCGAAAGACCCCAAAAAGCTCGATCGCTTATCTAAAGCTGACAAACAGGCAGCCCTGAAAAAGGCTATGCCAAAACCACTTGAGAGTGCGGAAGCTCTAGCGGCAGCGGCGGAAGACGTACTAAAACGTCACTTGACGATAATGAGGACAAAAAAGGGAGAGGCTCTTTTTCGTGAAGAGTTAAGAGTTCTTTACCTTCAGAGAGTTTTTAATGTTTTGATACAAATTATGAGGGACGGTAACGTTTCGACTGCTTGCAGCAAAGCGAACGCCGAAAAAGGCGGGGTCACTTCCGCCTCCACAGCAGTAGGCAAAGGAAGAGAAAAAAGAGCCGCAGCAGCCAACCGCAAAGATAGAGCCACGATAGAAAAAGTGGTTCGAGAATCACTTAAGAGATTGAAGGTGAAAAAATGAATAAGAAATATGTCCTACAAGAGTTTATGAATCTGGATTATAGTGACGATCTTCTCACAGAAGATGAGAAGGAGGGTAATCGCCAAGGTCAGCATCTTATTGTAGCCGGTAAGATTCAAGCAGCCGGCAAAAAGAACGGTAACGGACGTATATATCCCCGACCTATTTTAGAGCGGGAAATGAAAAACTATGAAAAGCTTGTCCGTGAAGGGCGAGCTATCGGAGAACTCGACCACCCAGATAGCTCGGTGGTTGAACTCAAAAACGCTAGTCACCTTGTAACCGAAGTTTGGTGGAATGGTGATGATGTTATGGGCAAAATGAAGATTCTTGACACTCCCGCTGGAAAGATAGCCAAACAGTTGGTAGAAGGCGGAGTTCAATTAGGGATTTCTAGTCGTGGGTTAGGCTCGACTCGCCAAGAGGGCGGAACCACCATGGTTGAGGACGACTTTCAACTATTATGTTTTGACCTAGTTTCAGAACCCAGTACTACCGGGGCATATTTGGTAGCTGAAAATCAAGTAAAAACCCATCTTACCAAAGCGGATAAAATTAATAGAGCCCTTAATGACATAATCGGGGAAGAGTAATCCCATGGCAAGAACCGCAGGCTACGGTGCAAAAGATGCTTCCGGTAATTTTTATTTTAAAGCCCTAGGTGACGGCGAGATTAAGTTAGGGAATAGTTCGGATGACCTCGTTGAGATCACTGGAACAATTGAACAAAACGGCACATCATTTCAGATCAGCGGCGACGACGCTAGGATTAAAATAAACGGCGACACGGACAGTCACCCCGGTCTTGAGTTTTACGAGAACGGCTCCCGACATTGGATTGTTTATAACGACTATACTACGGACAACCTTACATTTAAGTCCTCCGCCGACAGAGTGGTGATAACTGATGCAGGACGTCTCGGTATTGGCACAACATCACCCGACTACAAACTTGACGTAGCCGGAAATATTTCACTAAATGAGCACATCTACCACAACGGAGATGCTAATACTCGTTTTAGTTTCCCCGGCAATGACGAAATTAATATAGTCGCAGGTGGAAATTCTGTTTTTAAATTTGCTAGCAATACGATTACACTAAACAATGGCAACCAAAACTACGATACGAAAGTGATGGCTGATAACGGACAAGTGGTATTACATGTAGATGCCGGAGACAACAGAGTGGGCGTCGGAACTACGTCGCCCAGTGTTGATTTGGACGTTGCTGGCGATGTTAACTTTGATGGTTCTGCTGTTTTCAATGAGAGTGGTGCTCAGGCGAAAGACTTCCGAGTAGAAAGTTATAATAATACTCATATGTTCTTTATTGATGCAGGTACTAACCGAATTGGTATTGGAAACAATTCGCCACAAGCAGTCTTAGATATCACAGATCCGTTTGAAGGAACGGGTGCGGAAAAAGATGCTGTTATTAGGTTAAGAAGCAGGAGAGATGTTGGGATTAAGTTAATCGCTGACACCGCCAACACCTCGGGCGAAGCCGATAATCCTTTTATTGACTTTTACCAAGATGGACAGGCAGATTCATCTGCACGAGCCGGTCGCCTTGCCTCTATAGCTATGGAGGGTAATGCTGCAACCACATTTACTGGCTCTTTGGCTAATGCACTTTTTATTGACGCATATTGCCCACAACACGATAACTCAAATATTAGAACAATCCAGTTTGCAAACGATTCCTCTAATAACGGTCACTCGGCTCGTATCACAATAGAGGGAACAAATGGGTATGTAGGGATTTGGACTAGTACCCCTTCTCATGCCCTGGAGGTTGCCGGACAGTTTAAAGCAACCGAAGAAGTAATATTTGGCACTACAAGCACCAACCTGGGGAGTGGAGACACCAGCACACTAACCCCAGAAAGCTCAGTTCATCTTCTTACGGCTACTTCGATCACTGCAAGTGCGATGGGTTTTCACACTATGACTTTAGCAGACGGTACCACAGCGGGGCAAATATTAAAAATTATCATGGTTACAACAACAAACAATCAACCAATCATGATAAGTACCACAAACGTTTTGGGTGGAAGTTCATTTAGTGCCATAGCCATAGAGAACAATAAACAAGGTGCTGCCATTGAGTTTATTTGGACTGGAAGTGCTTGGGCGGTAATAGGCAATAATTCTTTAGCGAGCGTACAGTAATCCATCAGAAAGGAAAAAAATGAAAAAATCGGAACTCAAAAATATTATTAAAGAATGCGTTAGAGAGGTTATTCTAGAAGAAGGAATGTTATCCAGTATAATTACAGAGGTAGCTCAAGGACTTCAAGGCAGCCAACTATTAACAGCAGCCCCACAGAGAGAAGGTGGTGCTAATAATTTTTCTAAACGCTCAGAAACCGTAGAAAATACAATGGCAGAGACAAGAAAAAGAATGCAGCGGGCAATGACAGAACTCAAGCAAGCTCCACAGCCCGTGCAAAAACCAGAGTTTGCTCAAAAAAACCCCCTCTTTGAGGGTACTGCTCCAATACCCGCCGATGGTGATGGGAAAGGGGCTCTTTCAGGGATGTCTCCAAACGACCCTGGATTAGATATTACAAACTTGCCAGGTATGGGCCGATGGGGATCGGTTGCTGCCCGGCTAAACGGAAACGAAAGATAAAACATGAAAAAAAATAATTGGTTTAATAAAAGAGGACAAAACAGGAGATCACCTAAAAAGATTTCCGGGTGCCTAGAGGTTAGACTTGAACCTAACAGTAATATAACTTCTGAAGCACTCGTTCGTAAATTTATAAAAAAGTCTAAAAAAGAAGGCATTGTAGAGGAATACAGAGCAAGACGATTTTTCAAAAGCCAGTCAGAAAAGAACCGGGAAAGAAAAAGAGATCGAGAAAGATTACTTGAAAAGGTAAAACGAAAAGAAAAAGAACTATTTAAATTTACGGATAGAGGCAGAAAAGTCTCACCTCACAAAAAAAGAGAAAAACGGAGAAAATAATAAATGGCTGAAAATTACAAAGGATACCACGGTCCAGGGATTAGTAATGTTGGCTCATATCAAGTTGCTGGTATACCGTTTATTACAGGGTCAAGCAACCTAGACGACGACTCGGAGCACACAATCAACTTTCCCTCTGTTACAAGATCTATAACCGTTGCGAATTATAGCGCCTCCCCAATCCGGTTTTCCTTTGCTTCAAGGGATACAGGGCAGGTGACTCAGGGACTTCATTTTTGGCAACTTGACCACGCAGTTGCTTCCGGTAGTTCGAATATAATGACCATGAATGTTAAGTGTGATCAGATTTTTGTTTCAAATGCTTCAGGCGATGACAACTTGGAATATAGGGTATTCGCAGAGCTTACAGGAATTGATAAAGGTGAAATGTTCCCACTTAGTGGACCGGGCATTACAGATTAACAAAGCACAAAATGAGGCATTTAAGTCTTGTAGTAACTATTTAATACGATGTACTTTTCTTTGTTCATCAAAAGACACGGAGAGGATTAATAATGTCTAACATGTTAGAGCAGGCTATTGTTGATGCAAAAGCACTTAAAGAAACGGCACTTAAAGACGCTGAGGCTACAATTTTAGAAAAATATTCAAGTGAAATTGAGGACGCTGTTTCAAAGCTGCTTGAGCAGGATGATGACTTAGGTCTTGGTCTTGAGGATGAGGGCGAAGAAGGTTTGGACCTTGGCGCTGAAATGGGTGATGACCCCGCCGCCGCTAACCTACAACCAGGGGATGAAACTGTTGTGGCTGATATCCCTACATCTTTCGGACCAGAGTCTTCGCCGGAGCAAGTAATTGAATTAAACCTAGATGATATTATAGCACTAGAGAAAGACGCACCTAGTGACCCAGTTGAGAGAGAAGAACTGGCGGATTCGATTGGAATACCAGAACTAGAGGGCGAAGCCGCTGCTACAGGAATGGGTGATATTCCAGCGAACAGAGAAGATACGGAAGTTGATATCAATGAAGATGAACTCGTAGAAATGTTTAAAGAAATGCTTACCGTTGATATTCCGACGGAAGATATTGAAGAGGCGAAGCACAAAGAAGAGATTGAGGAAGAAGAAAACAATAATGACTTTCCGCTTGCTCAAAAAGATGGTGTCGATGCCGCTGATAGAAAAATTGAAGAATTAAAAAATACTGTTCAAGATTTGACAGAAAAACTGACAAGCGAACAGAGTAAAAATAAAGAAATAAAAGAAGTTCTTCTTCGAGCAAAAAATAAGCTTGAAGAAGTTAATTTATCTAACGCACGTTTATATTATACCAATTGTGTTATGAGAGATTCCTCCCTGAATGAGCGGCAGAAACATGTTTTCTCCGAGACAATCTCCAAAATTCAAACGGTAGATGAAGCGAAGGTCGTTTATGAGACTCTTCTAAAGACTGTGGCGGCAAAGGCATCTAAGTCAAGCCCAGAATCGCTGTCTGAAGCTGTAGCTAAAACATCTTCCACTATAATTGGTTCTCGTCGTAGAGAACAAGCATTTGAATCGGATCCAACCAAGGCTCGCTGGGCTAAACTAGCGGGACTATAGGATCTAATAATAATAAGGAGACAAAAAAAATGCTAGAAAAACTAACAGAAGGCATTCGTGAAAGAAGCCTGTCTCGTGAAGGCGAGGCACTTGTTGGTAAGTGGGAGCAGACTGGTCTTCTTGAAGGACTCGATAATGAGATTAGCCGTAATAATATGGCTCGCCTTCTTGAAAACCAAGCCGCACAGCTTTTGAAAGAAGCTACTACCATGTCGTCCGGTGAAGTTGAAGGATTTGCATCCGTTGCATTCCCGATCGTTCGTCGTGTCTTTGGTGGTTTGCTTGCTCAAGATCTTGTGTCTGTTCAACCCATGAGCCTCCCAAGTGGTCTTATTTTCTTCATGGACTTTAAATTAAACTCTGCCCGTCTTGGTGCCGCCGCTGGCGATTCCGTATATGGTCAGGGTAAAGTTGCTCGCCAGATTACTGGCGGATTGGACCTCAGTGAAGCAAACGCTGAAAAGGGCTTTTACAGCCTGAACAATGGCTATGCCTCGCCGACAGGTTCGGTTACAATGACTCTTACCGTTGTTGCTTCGGGTAACGTCGGACACCCTGATACAGGTGGTCTTGACCGTACTGCTGCCTCCGTTGGTGGTGGTGACCGTACATTCTCGGTTGATGAGCTTTGTAGGTTTGATCCCGATCTTTCGGGAAGTGCGGTGGTTATCGCCACAGCACCTGGTGACTCGGAATTGGCACAACTTAATGTCAATAACCTCATCACCTTAACAACAGATACCGCAGCCGGTGATGGTTTCACCACAACCGCTGGTACTGACAGTTATCGACAAATTCGCCGCTTGACGCAGCTTGTTGGTCGTGTTGCTGGTAATAAGAACAGTAAAGCAAATGCATTGGATGCCACAGATTCAACCAATACAAGCGTTCTTTTGGTTTATGAATTGATTGGTGAATCGTTTGAAGCTTCGGGATCGGCTGATCCGGGTGGAGCGGATGACAAGGCTGAAGCCGTTGCTGGTTCGACGACTCATACCTTCGCCATCGATGATAAATTTGCTTCGGCAGGCGACCCAAGTGGTCTCGGTGCCGTTGCTGGTTCGAGTCTCTGGGACCTTGAGGCAGAGCCGAATATTCCTGAAATCGATATCCGTGTCGATTCGATCGCTATTACAGCGATGACCAAGAAGCTCAAAGCTAAGTGGAGCCCCGAGCTTGCTCAAGATTTGAATGCTTATCACAACCTCGACGCCGAAGTTGAATTGACAAGCATCCTTTCCGAGCAGATCGCTCTTGAGATCGATCAGGAAATCCTTAATGACCTTGTTCAGGGAGCCTCTGAGGGTCCTCTGTATTGGTCACGCCGTCCAGGCAAGTTCGTTAATGTTGAAACCGGAAGAGCAATCACCGTTGCTAATGGTGCTCCCGATTTCACAGGAACTGTGTCGGAATGGTATGAAACCCTTCTTGAGACCGTTAATGATCTCAGTGCAAGAATCCACCGCAAAACACTCCGTGGTGGGGCTAACTTTATGGTTTGCTCCCCAGAAGTGGCTTCGCTTCTTGAATTCACTAGTGGCTTCCGTGCTTCGACCGCTTCGGACGAAGATAGAGGCTCTTGGGGTGCTATGAAGGTTGGTTCGCTTAGTAAGAAGATGGACATTTATGTCGATCCTTACTTCTTGCGCCAGGTTATTTTGGTTGGACGTAAGGGCAGTAGCTTCCTTGAAAGTGGCTATGTGTATGCTCCTTATGTTCCGTTGCAAGTCACACCGACCATTTTTGGTACCGAAGATTTCGTGCCCCGTAAGGGTGTCATGACTCGCTACGGTAAGAAGATGGTTCAGCCCGTGCATTACGGTCTTGTGATTTGTCAGGACCTCATCGGTTAAAATACTCGCTGCTTTAAAACAGTGATTTAACCAACTAACCCCGCCCTTGTGGCGGGGTTTTTTATTGGTTTTACAATATGTAAATTAAAATAAACTCCAGCACTTATCGAAAGAGAACAAACAAAACTATTTAATGAAGGTTGTTTCTAAAAAATAAATAACAAGAGGTAAAATAGATGCCCGTCGATTTGAAACCTACAAGTACTACAAGTGCAGTAATCCTCCCCTCAACGGGATCCCACTCAGATGTTATATCTTCTTTGTCTTTGGGAATATATTTAACAGATGCATTTGTTAGTGGTTGTGTTGATCAAGTTTCATACACTTTTAATAAATTGGGTGGCGAAATACTTGACATTGAGCTAACAACTAATAATATTTACAATTCCTATGAAGATGCATGTTTGGAATACTCTTACCTAGTAAACACCCATCAGGCAAAGAACGTTCTTTCGGACATGTTGGGCGCAGTGACCGGGACTTTTGACCAAGATGGGGAAATGGTCACAGGACCAACAGATGATAACATTCACTTAAAATTTCCAAGATTTACTTTGGACCTGTATGCTCACATAGGCAGAGGACCAGCAGCACAAGCTGGTATGGGTGGAAACTTTACTGTTTATTCTGCTTCCTTTGATACTGTCGCCAATCAACAAGATTACGATTTACAGGATATTATATATTCTGCTTCTTTAGATACGTCTAGTGACTTTTATGGAAAAATTGGAGATTCAAAAGTTACAATCCAAAATGTTTTCTATAAGACACCAAAAGCCCAGTGGAGATTTTTTGGCGGTGGCTCAATCACCGCCCCTGGAACTCTCTCTACTTACGGCATGTATGCAAACGATACAATCTTTAACTTAATTCCGGTTTGGCAAAATAAATTACAAGCGGCTCAGTTTGAAGATACTTTAAGAACCAGAGCTTCTCATTATTCGTATGAACTAAGAAATAACAACCTAAGAATATTTCCCGAACCACAAGGCTCAGGACCAGACACAATGTGGGTTGAGTTTAGAGCCGGCGAAAACACTTGGGATGAAGAACCTGATAGACAATGGGGTTCAAAAGGAATTAACAACATCAATACACTTCCGTTTCCAAATGTACCCTATCAAAACATTAACAGCATAGGGAAACAGTGGATACGGCGTTTCGCTCTTTCGTTATCTAAAGAGGTCCTAGGTCAAGTTAGGTCTAAATTTGGATCAATACCTATCCCTGGCAATGATGTTCAATTGAATGGTTCTGATTTGATAAGTCAAGCCAAAGAAGAACAAACAGCTTTAAGGGACGAATTGAAAGCAGTGTTCGATGAACTTGTTTATGGTAAATTAGCAGAAGGCGATGCAGCAATGGAAGAAGCTAGTCAAAGAGTCCTTGCTAAAGTGCCTTCAGGAATTTATGTGGGTTAAGTAAATGGCAAAATGGAAACAACCCGCATCCCCGCCACCTCCTTTATTTGTAGGGAAAAAAGAAAGAGACCTTGTAAAACAGGTCAATGATGAATTAATAGAAAAAGTAATTGGACAGCAAATATTGTATTTTCCAATAGACGTTCAGGGCAGTGATTATCATCCTTTGTATGGCGAGGCAATAACAAAAAACTTCTTACCTCCATTGAGAGTGTATGCATTGGTAGAGTGGGAAGGAGGAGATAACACATCGGAATCTTTTGGTATCGACAAAATAGATGCAATTAGTGTTCATTTTCACAAGAGACGCCTCACTGAAGACCAAGACCTTTTTGTAAGAATCGGAGACTTTGTACAGTATGATAGCAAATATTGGGAAATAACTGCAATATCAGAGCCTCGGTATTTATTTGGGCAAGATCCTCATAAACTTGAATTAGTTGCTAAGTGTAAGAGAGCCAGAGAGGGATTGTTTGATGCCAATTAGAACTAAGGCAAAAGAAAATTTAACCGCTAACCATGCAATAGAACCTTCAACTCTTGAAGATATCGACTATGCAATTTTCAATTACATTAACGAAGAGTTGGATATTTTTACAGACACTAATAAGGGGTTTAAAAAAGTACCAGTTACATTTACAAACCCCGAAAGAGCGTTTCAAATTAAATCAGATGAAAGTACCAGGCTTGACGGACAGTTTTTAGTTTTCCCGCAAATTTCTATAGAAAGAACTTCCGTATCAAAAGATCCTAGTAACAAGGGAATATACGCATTACACATCCCAGAGGTGAGAGATGCTCTTGGTGGCTCTATAACCATAGCAAGACAGATAAAACAAAGTAAAACTAGAGACAGGGCAAATGCTGATTCAATTAGAAGAAGCGGCACCAAAGAAGATCCAAACAGAAAAACATTTCCTAGGGAAAATAAAAAAATTGTTTATGAAACGATCTCAATTCCGATGCCTTCCTATGTTCATGTGACATATAGTGTGAAAATAAGGACTGAATACCAGCAACAAATGAACGAAATAGTCGCTCCCTTTATTACAAAGACCGGCGCACAAAACTCTTTTTATCTTGAAAGAAATGGACACCGTTATGAGGCTTTTATACAAGCCGACTTTTCTCAGGAGAATAATGTGGCATCGATGGGTCAAGAAGAACGGTCATTTTTGACACAGTCGAAGTAAAAGTCCTCGGTCACATCATCGGTGAAGATAAGAATCAAGAAAAGCCGAAAATGGTAGTAAGAGAAACAGCAGCAGAAATAAAGATACAGCGTGAGCGGGCTGTTTTTGAAGACGAACTGGATTTTCACCTGGAAAACAAAAACAAGATTCGTTCTTAGTTTTCTTTCAAGGTGATTGAGACTTTATCCTACTATTTATTAAGTAGAAACCATGTGTAAAGCATTAGTATTTACATATAACTTATGTTTGATTTATAAGGAGACTTTCCCAGAATGGCAGACGGCGTAAAAAAGTTTAAATTTGTCTCACCAGGCGTTTTTGTTGATGAAATAGATAATTCACAACTACCAGCCGAAGCGGCTCCAATTGGACCCGTTATAATCGGTAGGACAAGCAAAGGTCCAGCAATGAGACCTGTTACTGTTTCTTCTTTCTCAGAATTTGTAGAAGTATTTGGAGCCCCTAATGCCGGTGGCGGCGGTGGTGACCTTTGGCGAGATGGAAATCATACTGCGCCAACTTATGCTTCATATGCAGCACAAGCTTGGCTGAGAAACAACCCAACAATTACTATGGTTAGGGTTCTTGGAGAGCAAGATCCAGACGCTTCGACCACTGGTCAAGCAGGGTGGAAAATTGGAACAACCGGAACCGACGCTTCTACTGGCGGTGCCTGGGGACTTTGGGTTTTCCCGTCTAGTTCTGTAGAGAGTTTTAGTCAACATCACTACAGTGGAAGTTTGGCAGCCGTATTTTATGCCTCCTCGGGGCGTGTCGCTCTCTCGGGCAACGACTTGAATGGTACTGCCACAGCTTCTGTTTGCACAATGATAGCTTCGGATAGCAATAAAGAATTCGCAATGTCGGTTATCGACTCTCAGGGAGCAGAAACTGAGAAAATTAAATTTAACTTTACAAAAACTAGCGATCGATATCTTCGCAAGGTGTTTAATACAAACCCGACACTAACGAATACAGCGATCACTAACACAGCAGCGCAAAAAACTTATTTCTTGGGAGAAAGTTATGCGTCTTTGGTTGGTGGTGACTTCACACAGGTTGCTATAACCGGCTCCACCAGCGATATTGGTGCTTATCACGGTGTCCTACTCCCAATGCAAAACATTAGGTCACAGGCACAAGAGCTTAATGACCGACGTTATGCTGCAAGAAAAGCAACCACTGGTTGGATCTTTTCGCAAGACCTCTCGGCAGGTTATGCAAGTTACGACCCGACAGGACAGCAAGTTCTGTTTAGGTTTGAAGCTTTGAGTGTAGGGAGTGAAACACAAGGTAACATTAAAGTATCCATAGTTGATATTAAAGCACCAACAAATGAATTTGATCCTTATGGTACATTTTCAGTTGTTGTTCGCAAGCTTAGTGATACCGATAATGCTCCTATTGTCTTAGAAAGGTTTAGCAACTTAAATCTTAACCCCGCATCGCCAAGATACATTGGCGCACAGATCGGCGACAAGTACTTTGAGTACGATTCGGCAGAGAAGAGAAACAGAGCATACGGACAACACCCAAATCGATCAAATTATATTCGTGTAGTTATGGATGAGGATGTTGATAGAGGTGTCACCGATGCTGCACTTCTTCCTTTCGGCTTCTTTGGCTCACCCAAGGGACGAGACGTGTCTTGGATCAGCGGAAGCTCTGGTTGGAATGAAGTAGGAAATCATGCTACTGTCGGTTCAGAAGGTGCAAGTGTTCATTCGCTGTTTGACGGCGGTGGAGACTTTGGGGTTGGTGTTCATGTTAATCATGTCGATACACCAACAGTACTTATCAATATCGCACAATCCGATGAGGCTGCCGAAGAGGCTGCCGGTACATTTACGGGAAGCTTCTTCTTCCCATCGCCGCCTTTGAGGCTTGGTAGTGAATGGGGTTCCCCAAACAATCCTAAGAATGTTTATTGGGGATCTTACACTGGTAAATCATACTCGGACGCAAAACTTAATGAAGATTTGCTCGATATGCTTCAGCCACTTCCTTCCGGTTTGGAAACATATGATGTTTCAACAACTCTTGACGAAGCATCCGGTTCGCAAACCAACGCTAGTACCGTCCCGGTTGTTTATTCGCAAGTGTTCTCGTTGGACAATGTTGGTCCAACCACTGGTAAAGAAAAGCAACACACTTACCACACTGGCGGACGCCTTGGTGGAAACAGTTATACTGCCGGTGCTGTCCTTGAAGGTGGAGCCATTACTAGAACGGATGCCTCGGCTTCCTACCAAGCTGTCCTTGACCAAGGGCAGGATAAATTTACTGTCTTGTTCCATGGCGGACACGACGGTGTGGATATTACCGAGCGAGATCCTTTCGCCAACCGTAACATTTCAGGAACAGACGAAGCAGAAAACTATGAATTACACTCTCTGAAGAGAGCCGTTAATCTCATAAGAGATGCAGAAGATGTTCAGTTCAACCTTGCTGTAATGCCAGGAATTACGAACACTACGGTAACACAACACCTACTCGACACAGTTGAGGACAGAGGTGATGCACTGGCAGTTATTGACTTAGAAAAAGTTTATGATGCAGATGTAGAGAATACAAAATCCTTTAAGGACAGAAACTCTTACACTGTAACAGAAGCTGTAAATGCTTTGAGAGATCGGAACATTAACAATAGTTACGGTGCGGTCTATTATCCATGGGTCAGAATTCAGGATACCATTACAGGTCAAAGCCTCTGGTCTCCTCCGAGTGTTATCGCACTTGGAACTCTGTCGAGGACAGACAGAATAGCCGCCCCTTGGTTTGCCCCGGCAGGATTCGCTAGAGGCGGACTTTCTGAAGGTGCTGCTGGACTTCCTGTGCTGGATACAAGCCGTCGCCTTACATCAGATGACAGAGATGAGCTTTACGAAGCAAATATTAATCCGATTGCACAGTTCCCGGCAGAAGGAATTGTGGTCTATGGACAAAAGACGCTTCAGGTCACCCAGTCAGCCCTTGACAGGATTAACGTCCGTCGTCTCATGGTGTTTGTCAAGAGAGAGATTTCTAGAATCGCAGCCAGAATGATCTTCGAGCAAAACACCAGAGCAACTTGGAATAGCTTCCTGGGTCAAGCAGAGCCTCTGCTGAGGTCGGTCCAGGCTCGATTCGGTCTAGAAGACTTTAGATTGATTCTTGATGAATCGACAACAACACCAGACATGGTTGATAGAAATATTATTTATGCCAAGTGTTTGCTTAAGCCTACAAGATCTGTTGAGTTCTTTGCGATAGACTTTGTGATAACGAACTCTGGAGCGTCGTTTGATGACTAAAAAAATGTTACGACAACTATTTATAATAATGGGAGAACAAAAATAAATGGCTACTAAGACGACCTTTTGGAGCGAGCCAAATTCAGATCCAAAAAGAAAATATAGATTTGTTATGTATGTTGGTGGGATACCGCTTTGGACCGTTAAGACAACTAATAAGCCAACTGCCAATGTTAGTACGGCGGAGCACCAATACTTGAATCATACTTTTAAATACCCTGGTCGTGTCACTTGGGATCCAATTAGTGTAACCCTTGTTGATCCATTGAACCCAGATGTTTGTAAGTCATTGATGGACCGCCTCAAGCGAGCCGGCTACACAGAACCTCTTGGACCTAACGTAAGAGAGACAATGAGTAAAGAAAAGGCAACCGCCGCTTTGGGAACCATCAGAATCGCACAGATTGATGGCGAGGGACGCCCAGTGGAAGAGTGGCAGCTTATTAATCCATGGTTTAGCAAGCTGCAATTTGGAGATTTAGATTACTCGTCTGATGATCTTAATGAGATATCTGTAGAAATAACTTATGACTATGCTATGCTTAGTAGAGGTGTTGGACCAGGGCAAGCAGTATATTAAAAGTACAGTTAGAGACTAGTTACTAAAGAAAGGTTTTAAAATATGAGTAGAAATGATGACCGCCTTAGTGTGCAAGATATAACACTAGGCGATACTCCCGCTCCGGCGGTTGCAGTAGGGTCGGAACCAAACAACAATAGTTCCTCAGCGTTCAAATGGACGTGCCCTACTGAAATTGTCGACCTTCCCTCTGAAGGGCAATTTTACCCAGAGGGGCACCCACTGCACGGGAAAGATACTATTGAAATTAATTTTATGACTGCCAAGGAAGAAGACATTCTTGCCTCGAAGGCTCTCTTAAGAAAGGGGGTGGCTATTGACCGCATGTTAGAGAGCCTTTTGGTAGATAAATCAATTAATGTAGGTGACTTGGTTGTCGGAGATAAAAACGCAATCACAGTGGCAGCAAGAATCACAGGCTATGGGGCAGAGTACGAAACTAAAGTTACTTGCCCTGCCTGTGGAGCGGCTTCTGAACATACTTTTGATTTGTCAGAAGTAGAAAATAAAGATCCTGCGTTGGCAATAAAGGAATATGGTGTTGAAGTTACGGATTCTAGAACATTTATTATTGAGTTACCAATGACGAAAGCAAGAGTTGAATGCCGACTTATGACAGGCAAAGACGAACAGTCACTAATGAAAGCAGCCCAGAGAAAACAAAAACACAACTTGAATTCGTCTGCCTTATTAGAACAGTTCCGATCTTTTATTATTTCCGTCAATGGTGACTCTAGTATGGAAACTCTTAGTACTTTTATAACAAGTATGCCAGCAAGAGATTCTCGCCACCTAAGAAAAGCCTATGGCGCAATTACTCCAAATGTGGATATGACCCAGATGTTTGAGTGTGAAGAGTGCGGAGAGGAAGCAGTATTGGAGATCCCGCTTACAGCGGAGTTTTTTTGGCCTCAATGACCAATACATAGCCAACGTCTATGAAGAGTTTTTTCAATTAAAATATCATGGAGGTTGGAGCTTCTTTGAAGCATATAATCTTCCAATTTTTATTCGCAGATGGTTTTTAGATAGATTAGTTTCCCAAATTAAAAACGAAGCAGACGCTCAGAAAAAAGCGATGGACCAAGCAAAGTCCCGATCCCGTCGAAGATAGGTGAAAATAGTCACTAAATAACTATTTATGTTGAGGTCATTGTAATGAAGAATAAATTCGAGGGAAAAGTCTTAGATTTAGGGGAAATTAAAAAATCCCAAAAGCTAAACGAATACTCTGCCGACACAACAAGTGTTCTTAATATTCTAGCTGCCTGGCTAGAGTATATTTTATCTAAAATGTTTAAGGGTCGAAAGATCCCTGTCCGTGTTCGAGGGACAAGACTAGAAGTTACAAGATTTACAGATGCCTTAATCGCCGAAAAGCGGTATATGATAGCAGTTAAGAAATATGGTCTTGATGACCCTATGACATATAAAAATAAATCCAGACTTGATGTTGCCATAAAACGCTTTGAGCGTGAGACGGGAATCAACTGGCCACTTAGGTAGGTAACTAAACGTGGCTGAAGATCAAATACAAAAGCAACTAGAGCAGCAAGCTAAGGCACTTGCCCAGCAAGCAGAGGCAAGACAAAAAGATCTTGCTGCTTTAAGACAGAAACAATCCATAGAAACCAATCTGGCGCTTTCGACGGAGCAGCAGCAAAAGGCATATGAAAAGATAAAAGCGGCTCAAGAGGCTGGCATCGAACTTACACAAGAACAGTTAGATGCGATAATTGCCAACAGAGATGAACAACAAAAGATCAAAGATCTGATCAGAGATCAGAACATAGCGTTATCTGGACAAAAACGCCTTCTTGATGAAATAAAAGACAAACAAGAAGAAAACAACAAACAACAAGAAAAAAGAACCAAAGAACTAGAGAAGCAGGCAGAAGCCATGGCTAACCTGACTAGTATGATGGGCGACCTGAATTCTTTGGCGACGACCTTCACAGGAATTGATTTTGGTAGTTATTTTTCTGCCCCTGTAACTACAATAGCTGGTCAGCTTATGGAACTAGCTACGGCATTAGATACCGCCCAAAATGATGTAGGAAGATTGACGGGCGGAATGAGCACCCTGGGGCAAGGAGTAGAGCAACTTGCAAATAGAAATAATGCATTAGCTGTTTCGTATGGAGAAGCGGCAGAAATACAGGGAGGATTGTTTTCTTCTATGAGTGATTTTTATCACTTGTCAGAAGACATGCAGATGCTCCTAGAGGATCAGGCAGCCACATACAGTAGATTAGGTCTGTCCGCAGATGTCTATGGAAAGACAATAGACAACCTTACTAGAAGCATGGGTCTCACCGGACCTGCTGCCATAGAAGCCTTTGCAGAAATGGAGAAAGTTAGCTCTGCAATCGGTATTGGTCCATCACAAATGGCAGAAGATTTTAATTCTCTATCGGGCGAAATGGCAAAATATGGAACCGAAGGCAGGAAGGTCTTCATGGGACTACAGAAAGCAGCCAAGGGTCTTGCCATAGCAACTCAAGATGCTATGAAGATAGCACAGTTGTTTGATACCTTTTCCGATGCAGCAGAAACTGTAGGTTTATTAAATGCTCAATTGGGTCTTGGTCTCAACTCGGTAACAATGATGGCAGCCCACGAAGATGATCGTTTAGGGATTTTACGAGATCAATTTATTCAACAGGGGATGAATTTCGACGACCTACACAGAAGAGAAAAACAAGCAGTTGCCCGCATGTTAAAAATTGATGTTGGATTAGCGGAAAGGCTGTTTGGGGACCCTCTTGCGTTTAAGGAATATAACGAGCAACAAAAAGAAGCAGAAGAAAGAGCAAAAGCATTAACAGACCTCCAGCAATATATGGCGACGATCTTACAAGAACTCGCACCAGATCTAAAACTTTTTGCCGAATACATAAAAGATTTTGTGATTAGTTTAAGAGAAAACAAAACTGCGGTACTTAGCTTTATAGGCTTACTCGGTGTTATGGGCAAGATTAAAGGTTTTGTAACCTTCATTGCTTCGTTGGCTTTCACTTTTGCTGCCTTTACTGGTGCCATAGGACCTCTTCCTCCGCTCATCTCAGCGGTTGGGTTAGCTCTAAGAAATCTTACGCTTCCTATTTTAGCAATCGGCGGAGCAATTTTTATAGCATCAGCAGGAATGTCGTTGCTGGCAAACTCTTTCAAAGAAATGTCACCCGAACAAATATCTGCTACTGGCGGCGCTATGATTGATCTTGCAATTGCTATGGGTATCTTTGCTGTAGTCGCAGCCGTTATTGGAAAGTTTTTACCAGTAATAGGACCAGGGTTAGCCGTCATGGGTACGTTCCTTCTGTCGGCAGCAGGGGCAGCAATGCTTTTTGCGGGGGCGATAGCCCTTACGGCTCAGTTTCTTCCGATGATGTCTGCTCCTTTGACTGAATTGGCAATGGCAGCACCAGGGTTATACATGGTTGCTGGAGCTATTGGGGCAATTGCTGTTGCTATGGGAGTTCTAACGGCTGGAAACATTTTAGGAAAACTATCTAATGTTATTTTCGGAGACCCGCTAAAAGATATAGTCGACTTTGCAAAAGAAATTTCAACAACAAATATAGACCCAACAAGCTTGCAGGCAATATCAGAAGTAATGGTATCTACGGAAAAAGTTATTTCTGCTGCACCTCAGTTATCTGACGATCACGTTCAGAAAGTAAAACAAATAGTTGAAGCCGCAGTTAGTGTAAAACAAACTGGGGCAGCCCAAACCGCAGCATCTTTAAGTGCCTTGAGTTCTGTGATGACAACGCCAGTTGCAGCCGGCGCTGGACAGGCGCAACAAAAGCCATTTAACATCTATGTACAGATAGATGGCAAAGAAGCAGCCAGAGTTTTGTATCCAGAAATAAAACAGATAATGGGCGAAGACTAGCGGAGGAAAATAGAAATGGGATTTTGGTCAGGATTTTTTGGCGGTGTAAATTACTCAAATCTATCTAGGTCTGATAAAGGGCTAAGACAAAAAATTAACGCAAGAGCAAGAAAAGCGGCGGATAATGTATCCCTCGACGCTGGGATTGACGAGATCATCGATGCCGACGACCGCATCTACGCCATGAACCACCTAAATGAAAAAACAACCCTGGCAAAAGATACTGCACAGCAGTTTTATAATGATGCTGGGGAATACCATGGCAAAAGTATTTTGCGTCCTGGTACCGCAACAACCGAAACAACTGCCCTACATAACGCAGGATTTACACTGGCTTTTGTGCATGTCCCCACAGGCAGAGAGGTCGAGTTCAAGGCGTTCCTCGATCAGATAAGCGATGCCTATACCACCAACTGGTCAACAGAAAGTGTTTATGGTCGTATGGATCAGATAGCTACTTTTCAAAACACACAGAGGGCAATTGCAGTGTCATGGATTGTGCCCGCCGGCTCGGAGCTTGAAGCGATAGATAATATGCGCAGAGTTCAGCATCTTATGCAATTTATGTACCCAGTATATACGGATGACTCAGTATTAGCCTCTGCTCCTCTTTTGCGTCTTAAGTTTGGAAACTTAATCAGAGACGCAAAAACAGGAAAGGGTCTTTTAGGTTATGTGAATGGCTTTACTGTTGATCCAGACCAAGACGCAGGATGGTTTGCTTATAGTCATGGACCAATGACCGGCGACCCTGAACTATATCCTAAAGCGTTAAGGTTAAACTGTGACTTTACTGTCTTACACGAACACGATTTAGGCTACAAACAAACTGCCGAGGGTTATGTCTTCGGTAGATCAGCGAAAGAAATTGCAACAAACCCTGACGTCAATGGTATTGATTTCCCTTTTCCTGCTGGAGCAGGAGATCCAATTATTGAAGCCAACGAGGATATTATTAGATTATCTCGAAACTCTCACTACTCTAGTGAAGTTGGTCCAGTGGTGCCAGGTCAAGAGGCGGAAAGAAACTATAAAGATAGTATATTGCGAGAGGGCGGCTCCGTCAGTGCTGCTTTACGAAATGATCGATATGAACTAGTCCTTGGCGGTGATGATTGGTCAAAGGGAAAATACGGTAAATAATATTTTTTTGGAGAATAAAGATGGCAGGTAACAGAAATATAATTAGAGGTGTTGTAGAAAACCTAAACCCAGGGTATGCGGATATCTTTGACCGCCGTGGTGAAACATCTATTGTGCATTACGAAATGCCATTTAATCCTGCTCCAACTCAAGATTTTATAAAAACTCTTAGGGTTGAAAGTTTTACTTGGGTCTCAAACTATAAAATGTGGAAACTAGCAACACAACATTATGGTGATCCGAGTTACTGGTGGGTAATAGCTTGGTTTAACAATAAGCCGACCGATGCCCACTTTTCTTTAGGTGATCCTGTGTTGATACCTTTTCCTCTAGAAAAGATCCTGTCTTTTTATGGAGTATAGAATAAAAAAAGATGTCGTCTACAAACAGTAAAGATATAGAAAATCAGCGATGGCTAGCACAATGTGCTTTGCTGGATAATATGTACGAAATGAGCTTGGTTATGGGGAGCCCTTACCCAGGATCAACCAGAGGAATACCACCAGATGATATATCCCCCACAAAATCTCGCCAAGCTGGAGTTAAATTAACTGGAGCCCCGGATGCCAACGGAGCTAGTAAAGCTGAACCAAATTCTCGAAATCTTGTTACCGCAGCAAAGTGTATTCCAGAAAATGCAGTTCTATACCAAGCTCCCCCAGAATATACTCTGGCTCATCTTAATAATACCAAAGACGCTGAAAGGTTCTTTGAGGCAACACCTGCTCAATTATCTTCCTTTGTTCCTAAAATACTTTTAGAAGTTAAGCAAGATGGCAAGTGGGAGAAAGTAGAGTTTGCATCATCAGCCGTGGCTAAAGATTATAAAAACAAACAGAGACTCCTTTTATCTTCCGATGTATCAAGCAACGATCAGTCATCAACTGATTTCGTAAAAAAATATTTAGGCGATGATTATTTAGCTCAAGGCGGAATAAAAAGATTTGACTTTAGTTTTGACAATAATATGTTTTATGAAAAAAACATAAAAGCTACTTTAGAATTACACTTTCAATCCGCAGCGGATTTAGGATTAGGTATATACCGCCGCCTTTTTCGTTTGTCTGATGGCAAAGTCGAAGGACAAGCTTCCAAAGACCCAAGCGAATTTAAATCTCACAAAGATGTAAAGCAGGATATTATTAACTGTGCTGTGCTTCTACGAAACGCAGCAATCCAAGGACTATCTTTTGGGGCTGATGCGTTTACAAAACAAGGGGGAGATGGACTAGGAGTCGGAGGTATTGAACTGGTCAAGGGAGAAAGCACTGTCAATCCAGACCTTAAGTCGCTCCGAGTATCTCCGAATCTGGCTTCGGGCGCAAACATGGATAATTCGATCAGGGGAGTCAGGGTTAGTATTCCTGATGCGTGGTTAAATGACGAAACTCCAGTGACTAAAACTCATCGAGCAAAGTATCTTAGATGCACTATAGGCTGGAACGCTCTCAAAACCAACATTGAAGGTTTTGATGATGAACTAGAGAACGCAATCAGGAACACACAAAGAACTTTTATCTTAAACATGACGGACTATGATGTTGATTTTAAAGAAGACGGACAGGTAGCAATAACATTTAACTATATCGCAAGTATAGATTCTTATACCAGGCAAGCCCCTCGAATGGACATACTAGAAAACATCTTCACGACAAGAGTAGAGACAGAAGGTTATACCGATCGGTGGATCCCCGGTACCGATCAATTAGAGACGGAAATAAAGGTCAGCTATAAACCACATGAATATAAATACTCTTTAGTTCCCGTCCCTTCAGATAGTGATATTAAAGCTTTGTACCGACCGCTAGCGCCATATGGAATTATAGGCAGCGAATATGCAGATCTTATCGGCGGCGGTGGTGTGCCTGGAGTAACAAGAAAAATTGACCCGAATCTTGTTTTGAATTTAAATCCGGATACCGTAGAAACTCTTTCCTTTTCAGGAAGATCTAAACAAGATTTAATTAACAAACTTACTGCTGGAAGAGCCATTGAAGGTTCAGCAACCTCTGTTACAACTGGTGACGTGACAACTACAGCAGGCGCAGAGTTTGGAAGATCAAGAGCAAAAAAACGCATGGACAATGTTACTGGTGGCGGATATATTATAACGAGATTGGTAACGCAGTTTGAGGATCCCTTCGGGACCGGAAAAAAAGTTTTCCAAGTCCAAGAGAAAGCTGTACAACTAGAGATGTCTTTGATAGAGAAAGAAATAAGAGCCTGGCGAGACAGAAAAAGACCATTAAAAAACAAAGAAAAGGATCCTGTGTGGAAACAATGCGAAAATAATATAAAACAACTTCAGAGGGCTCACGCTGTTGCAAAAAAGATTTTAATTTCTGCTCGTCAATTTCGAAAGATAACTCAAGCAACAGGTTTCTTTAAAGCTTTAAATGAAAGCGGTCTCTTAAGAATGGCTAAAACAGTAAGAGAGAATATATTTGACGAGTCCGGCGACTCAGTACCAATTAAAGAATACAAGGAAGGTGGAGTAAGATCAGTGGTTGATTTCTTTCCTCTAGGGAGATTAACAGGAAGAGAAGCAGAGGCGAAGAAAAAACTTGGTCAATATATGGCAAGAGTGGTAGCAGAAAAATCCTACGGCTCAGGTCAAGGTATGCACAACGTTTTAACAGGCGCAGGGATCAACCAAGGAGATGACACTTTTATTCCTTTCATACAATTTGGT